CAGCTCATGCTCAGATTATCCGCCAATGCGCAGGCAACGCCATTGCACATCTTCTGGCTGGTCTGGGCCAGGTCCGGGATACTGCGGCCCCAGAAGGCGCCGGGTATCTCATCATAGCAGGCCTTCCGATATGGCCGCGCCCCCAACGGGTCCGGATTCAGCGCCGCATACAGCACATACCTGCCGCACACCACGATATTGCACTCATACTCCTGCGTCTCGGCCAGCGGCTTGCCGTCGGTTCCGCTGACGCCCCAGGACATGAGCTTCCAGCCCGGCACGCTGCCCCAATACCCCAGGGCGTCGATGATGCCGGTCGGGGACAGCCACAGGTGCATCGTCTCCTGCTCCAGCCGCACGCGCTCGGACTCGGCCCACAGCCAGCCCTCCATGCGGCCCTCGGAATAGTCGCGCAGTGCCGCATCGATCTCGTCGTCCTTGTAGCCGGGCAGGCCCTTCAGGTCGTGTAGCTCGTTGCGCCGGAACCGCAGGCGCTCGATGAAGTCACCCTGCTGGCAGTCACGCGCCGCCGGCGCCGGGTAGGCGTCGAAGGGGCTCACCCGGGCCCAGCTCTGCATGGGTGAGTTGTCCACCAGGGGCTTCCAGCCCTTGCCCCATTTCAAGCGCTTGTGGCGGGTGTAGATGGGGCCCTTCAGGATCGCGGCCGGGTAGGTCACGAAATCCTCGACAAACTCGTCCATGGCCGCCTCGAAGCCGCCTTCGTCCATCCGGTCGGCCACGGCGCGCTCCATGCGTGCGCTGCGCTGCTTGGCCAGCTTTCCATAGACCTTCTCGGCGTCCTGCCGCAGCTGGTCGCCCAGCGTCAGGACGAGGTCACGGAACGCCTCCTGGGTCATCGGGCGTCCGGTAGCCTGCGCAGCCTGCTGCATGGCGCCTTGCGCCTGCTGCAGGGCCTTGGCTGTCACGCCTTCCTTGAGTTCTCTGGGCAGGTCGGCGACAGGCGTCGGCTCGATAGCCCATGGGCGCTCGCCGGCCGGCAGCACCACGTCCCGTATCCAGGCGGACGCCGCGCGGCACTTGGTTTCCGTCAGGTCGGCGAAAACGACGTTCATGCCCTGGTTCGCCGCCTGCATCGAAGCCAGCGCGGCGGGACTGTAGAGCCCGCGGCGCGCCCGCAGGCAGTCCAGCAGCTTCTGGTCGATGCGCGTGCGGCTGAGTTTGTTGCGCCCCCAGGCCAGGCGCACCTGTGCCGCCAGGGCCGAGTACGTGCTGGTGTCGTCAATCGATTGTGCCGCCGGCGCTGTTTCAGCATCGCGCTCCAGAAGGTTCTGGAGATTCAGCCGCCGAACCAGGGGATAGGCGCCGTTGCCCGGTGTCATGGGCGGGATAATGGCATAAAAGAGCCCGCACGGATGCGGGCGATCAAGGATCCGCGCAGTTTACCGCGTGGCTTTCTTCGCCGAGGCCATTACGAATTGCGACTCCACACTATGGTCCGGCGCCGGACCGGTTTCGCTTTCACTATCGCCGGTGCCTTGCGGTCGATGACGTCGGGGACAAAGGACAGCGCGAGGCTGTCGGCACAGTCCGGTGACTTGCCGCCGTTGCGCTTCATGTCCTTCTTGCTCTGCAACTGGATGCGGAACCGGCCATCGTAGCCGTAGTCCAGGCTGGTGAGTTCCTCGGCCAGCGCGTCATCGTCGGGTATCTCGCCGTTCTCCAGCCACTCACGCATCTTCCCCCAGCATTCCGAGCGCTGGTTGTAGTACTGCGTGTCATCCTTGGCCGGCTGGCCCCACATGACGGGTATCAGCTGCGTGGCCAGGCCCGGGATGCGCCGCAGCGTGCCGTCGAGTTCCGCGCCATTGCCGATTGCATCGAAGGCCACGCACGAGACGCCGCCTTCCTTGCGAATGATCTCCGCGACGCGGTTGGCCAGCTCGAAGCCGTCGAAGCCCGACAGCTTGAGCTGGAAGTGCACTTTCAGCCCCTGGCGCAGGGTGATGACGCTGGAATCGTCACCGAAGCGTGCCGGGTCCACGGCCAGTATCTTCGGATACGCTACGTAAGTCGCTGGCAGGGGGCGCCGCCTGCGCGCCTGGAACACGAGTTCCGGGCTGATGAAGTTGGCCCGGCCGGCGCGGGGGAACTGCCCCTTGACGCGCACCCGCACGAAGTCCGAATCCTCGCCATAGTCGTCCACCCAGGCCTGGATCTGAACCGGGTTGCTGAACGACACGTGCCGCGAGTCGACGCGGGTGTAGGTGTTGCGCTTCGGGGCCGAGCAGTTGGAAAAAAAGCGGCCGCTCGTGCGTGTCGGGTTGCCGTAGCGGCACCAGATCACCTGGGTACGGGCATCGGTGAGGGCGCCCTCAGTCGTCTCCCACACGGCATCGGCAATCGTCGAGGACTCGTCGAACAGCACGATGATGCGCTTGCCCTGGTTGTGCAGGCCGGCGAAGGCCTCCGTGTTGTTCTCGCTCCACGGCACCGCATCGACGCGCCATGTCTTCTCGCGCACCTTGTCGTTGGCGATGAACACCGCCGTCGCGGTAAACGTGAACAACGCCCGGGCGATGAACATCTGGTACCACTTGCCCAGCTCCGCCCAGGTCTTGGTGCGCAGCTGGAGGTCGGTGTTCGCCGTCACGACGCCACGCGTGTCGACGTGGGTGGCCAGGGCCCACAGCACGAGCCACGACACCTGGGCCGAGTTGTGCGTGACCAGAAAATCGTTCGCCTGGTACAAGCCGTCGGGTGCGTCGACGCTGATGCACATGGCCGACGACCTGTACGGCAACGCCGTGATGCTCCTGATCCAGCGCCGCAGGCGGTCCGGGCTCACGGGCTCGTAGGTGGAGCGGTGGGGGCCGTCGGCCATGAACGGGTTGAACGGCACTTCAAGGGTGACGTGCCAGCAGTCCATGGTCGCCGGATACCCTGCGCCTGCACCCGCGTCCGCCACCCAGATCTTGCGGGCCGCGGAGTAGAGCGTGGCCCTGGCCCCCAGACTGCGCGCCAGCCAGACAACATCCTCGGCCAGGCGAAGGCCAGGAGTGCTGAAAGACAGGATGCCGCATCCGTGGCTCACGACGGCGCTGTCGCACAACCCTTCGAACAGCTGGCGCCGGCAGGCACCGGTCGAGCACTTGCAAGCCTCGGGGATGCCGTCCAGGGGGTGAGAGCCGCAGAGAGGGGCGTAGTCCCCGAAGCTGTTCACCTCCAGTCCGGTCAGCTGGCGGATCCTGGCCGCGACGCCGGGGTACGGGCGGTCAACCGTCGGTGACGGCTGACCACCGTCGCCGAGCCAGGCCCCCATGACGTAGGGGTGCGCCGGCAATGCCCTGGGTGAGGCCTGCGGGTCGAACTGCGCGGGCCCCTGCAACGGGATCTCCCAGCGGTGGCCCGAGACCAGGGGCTGCAGTTCGCCGACAGACAGCAGCTGCCACTCGTCAGGGGTGCCAGGGGCGCCGGTGCCGGTGCCGTCGCGCACGTTCCACAGGTGGCCTGCGGTCACGTCGGTGAAGCTGCCGTCGTCGAACGAGACGCGGTAGAACTGGACGTCGTGGTAATGGTGGGTCTGGGTGATCGTCGTGGGCGCGCCGTCCGCGCCGAAGACAGTGTCCGCGGGGCCCAGGTCCCCCCAGCGCCGCCGACCCGTGGGCGTGTAGAGGACGGTGTTCACGTCGTGGGCCTTGCCCACGCCGTGGCCGGATGACACGTCCTCCTCGATGACAGCGCCGTTCGCGCCGCCCTCGCGCAGCCGGCGTCCGATGCGCTCGAGCTGGTCGGCCTGCCACTCCTCGGGGCCGGTGCGCTCCTCCAGGGGTGTGTTGGGCTCGCCCCATGGAAACGCCCACTTGACAAAGCCAAGCGGGTCGTAATGGAACCTCGCGAGGTCGTCCAGCAACCCCTCGATCTCCAGTGAACGCCGAGAGGTCATGTGTGGATCAGGGAGGCGGCGGCGGTGGGGCCAGATGGGGACGATCGTAACTGCTATCGAGGCCGCCGTCGCCGAAGATGCCGTGCTCCATCACCGCCGCGGGGGTGGGGGTTGGCCTGGGGCGCCTCGTCGTGAGGGCCAGTGCCAGCAGCGCGAACGCGAGTGCCAGTCGGTCACCAAAGTTCAGTTTCGGTCTCGTCGCCATCGCCATCGCCGTTCTCCTGTTCAGAGGAACTGTAGCAGGTGCTCTGGGCTGGTGTATCACTTGATTCAAGGGGTGTGGGGGGTGTGGGGGGTGTGGGGGGTGTGGGGGCGCTGAGCAGAACCGGGCTCGGGTCCACGCGCTTGCGCGCCGCGCCCAGCCTTGCACCGAGATCCGCCACCAGGGTCTCGAAGCTCTCCCCAACGTCGCCGATCACCTTGAAGTGCTTTGCCAGGGTCGTCAGCGCCGCCGTCGGGTCCACGAACTTGACTTCCGTCACGACCCTGCCGTCGTGCACCTCCGTCTTGATCGAGACGATCGCCGCGGCTGTGTCGTCGTCGAGCAGATGGGCCGGGATCAGAGTGCCCCTGGCATCGAAAAGCCTTCGCGTGTCGCGAAAGGCGTGCCGTGCCAGCTGAAGCATCACGCGCTCAGCCGTGATCTCCGCGGCTTCGAGCACGGGTGTACCGAGCGCTCTCAAGGCCTCCTTGACGGCTGGCTTCTTCAGGGCGCTGGCCGCGGACACCCTGGGGCTGGCCGTTGGCTGTGAGCCATTGGTGCCGTAGGCTCGCCGCGCGGCCTCGACCTGGTTACCCGTTTCGAAGTAAGCGTTGACGAAAGCCCTGTCCTGCGCGTCGAGAAACCAGGATGGCGCCCGGCGGGGCTGATTCCGGTCCATGGGGTTGGCTAGTGGATGGCTGATGGTGGATCTGTAGCTATTCTGGCATTGAAGTCCTCCAGGATTTTCTGGATCGCAGCTGCCACGGAAGCCCAATTGGTTCTGTCCACATCGTCGGCCATACCGGCCTGAATCAGACGGTCGAGCAGGACGGCGGCGTAGTGCTGGGCCGCCTCCAGGGTCGGCACGATTTCAGACGCGGTCACCCAGGCCACTTGCAGGAGCCTTCCTGATGGCACCTGGACTACTACCCCTGACACGTAGGAATTTCCACGGTTTTCGATGTCCGCAGGCCAAATTATCATAGGAGTGCTCCGTTAGGTGTAAAAAATAGCAGATGCTCTGCTAGGTGTTAAAAATAGCAGGCACTCTGTTAGGTGTAAAAAATAGCAGGCACTCTGTTAGGTGTAAAAAATAGCAGGTGGTCTGCTAGGTGTAAAAAATATCAGGCGGTCTGTTAGGTGTAAAAAATAGCAGGAAAGCTAAAAATCCAAAAATTTCTGCTCACAAGTTTCGGATGGTACCCCTAGCCGGGGGTAGACCCCCCTAGCCCGAACAAGGGCCCCCGGGGAGCACCCCCTACCCCCTAGCCGTGACTCCCACATGGCGCGCAGCTGGCGGCGATCGTGGCGAGCCTTCCAGAGGCATCCCTGAGGCATTGCCTTGACCGACCCCTGCCTACTTGATAGCGGGCCGCCACTGGGCGCCACTGACCGCAGCGATCCCTCGAGTAAACGTGCGTTATTTCACAGACAGAGGATCGAGTCTGCGATAAAGTTCAGACATCGACTCCTCCACCTGAACCTGAAAGAAACGACATGACTACTGGAAAGCAAAACAAACCCTGGGTCGTCATCGTGCACGGCGGCACTGCCGACGAGTACGAGGACGACTCGTTCTCCAGCTGGACGCTAGCTATCGAACGGGCCGAAGAGATCGAGCAGCAAGAGGGACGGCAGGCAACCGTGCTGAAGCGCACTGCCGCTGGCGACCTGACAACCGAGTATTGAAAGGGATCAATCATGACTACTGACACCAAGTACGGCGGCTGGACCAATTACGAAACGTGGGCCGTCAAGCTGTGGTTGAACAACGATCAAGGCTGGCAAGAACAATGCAACGAGTGGGCTATCGAGTACCTGCAAGAGGCCATTGACCGCGAGCAGGACAAAAGCCATGCCGTTGACGAGCTGGCCGACAGGCTGAAATGGCTGCACGAAGAAACCGCCCCCGCGGCCGATGGCGTGTTCTCCGACCTGCTGAACCACGCATTGGCAAGTGTTAACTGGGAAGAGATCGCGCAATCCTGCGTTAACGAGGTCGAGGTCTACAGCGCCGGCTGGAACGCCCCGGGCTGCATGCCTGACAACGAGCCTGCCATGTTCCTCGACACCGATGACGCGAAGCGCTGCATCCTGGACGCCATCAGGAACCATGCCGAAGAGGCTGGCAACGAGGCGGATGCCGAGACCCTGACCGCTTTCGCCGAAGACATCAACCTTGAGAAGGGCGAGTTCTCTGCCCAATGCCTTGGCATCGCGTACTGGGTCCACAGGTCATGAAGCTCGCTGTCCTCCTCCTCGCTGTAGTCGTCATTGGCGTCGCTGCCGCACCCATGGCAGCCCCTTGGGATCACTACCCGGCACCGGTGGCGCCGGCCGCCGCTGCTGCAGCCCCTTCAGACTGGCTACTCGTGGCCAGCAACCCAGGCGTCACCATCCACGTCAAGCGAGGCACAGCGCGTGTCGTTCACCTGGAGAAGATGAGCGGCTCCAGCGTGATCGGCAAGATGACCAGCAACGGCCGCGTCGACGCATACATCTACACCATCCTCGAACACGACTGCAAAGCTGGCGTGGGCGCCCTGAACATCGCCTCCGTTCGCAATGCCGCAGCCGCCGTCGACGTGGATTACGTCAGTGGCCTCAACACGCCGGCCGGGGCCGTCGGTGACCTCCTCTGCTCCGCATTCAACTGATACAGCCATGAAGCGCACCGCCCTGCTCCTCGCAGTCGCACTGCTGCTGACCGCGGCAGCAGTCAACGACCCGCCCGCCACCACTCCCCACATCTGCACCTGATCATGCGCATCATCACCCTTTGCCTTTACATCCTGATTCTCTCAGCCATTGCCTTTCTCTTCGCCCTTGGCATTGCACACATCAATCTCGCCGCAGCATGACTACATACAGCATCACAGCGGCAATCATGCGTGCGCGCACCTATGGCAGGCTTCAAAGCAAAGGCACGCAATGGCTGGTGTATATGCCCCGTGACACCGACAATCCGGACAGCCCTTGCACTGAATCCGCATTCACTGGCCACTCGAATGCGCGGCACGCACTGACCGTCGCCAGGGCGTGCGTCGCACTGAGCCTTCTCGGACTGCTCACCAAGGCCTCAATCGAGGCCGTGGCGACCCACTCGCAAGGACAACGACTGGCACAGCTTGTATATGCAGGCATTGCCGCCGCTGGGGCGCAGCATGAGTGACGCAGAGCGGGAGGCACACCGCGCCATCAAGGCGTACGCCTCGTTCATCCGTGGCGGCCCCGACCGGGAGGGCTCCCAGACCGCGATGTTCCTTGCCGTCGACGCCGCCGATGCCTGCCGCAGGGCGGCACAGGAGCCGGTGGGCGAGTACTGGCGCGAGGCGTATGCGCGGATGGCGGTTGACTTCGACAAGCTGGCAGGAGATTGAGCAATGGCCACCAAGTACTTCCATGATTCCAGCGAGTCAGCCATTGAACTTACACGTATTGACCAAGTACCCAATGCCGAATTCAAGCAACGATTTCCGGACACCAAAGGATTTCGCTTGGATGGCTATTACATGCTCGTTGGCTACGCGAAAGGCGAGGCGCTCGACAGTCAGGCACTGCCAGTGACACGGAAAATAGACTTCAAGCAGTTTCCATCCCGGCACGAATGCAATTCCAAGTGCCTCAATGGCAAGGTCAACGGCACTTGCGAATGCCGCTGTGGCGGAAAGAACCACGGCCGTGGGCTGTTCACTTCGCGCATCAAGGATTGAGCAATGGCGAACGACCTGCTCTATGTACTGGTCGCGTCCATTGCCGCCGGCTTCGGCTTCAGCATCGGCATAGGGCTGGCCCTTTTTGTTGGCGACGTGGCCTCCTGGCTCATCGGCATAGCGAAGCTGCTGAAAAGCTAGCCTCAGGAAGGCCTCCAGACGCCCCTCAGGGGCGTTTTTTCTGCTTGGGGGTGCCTGGGCCACCCCCAAGCTCTCGAAGACCCACAGACCACTCAAGGAAAACCCTTATGAAACGTCTCCTCTGGCACATCCGCAACGGCAAGAAAGTAAAAGGCGCGCACCCAGGCCTCACTGGTGACACCCATGGCCTTCGAGGGTGGTGCACGGGCCTGTACGGAGTCGTTCAGGGCCTGCACGGCAGCTGCGAGTTCTTGAGGGGCAATTGCACGGGATTGAGAGGCGATTGCACAGGCCTCACTGGCGATTGCACGAACATCACTGGTGATTGCACAGGCATCACTGGCGATTGCTCAGGCCTCACTGGCGATTGCACAGGATTGAGAGGCAGTTGCACAGGCATTACTGGCGACTGCGCGAGCATCACTAGCAGGTGCACCTGGATTGAGAGGCAATTTCGCCGGTGACTGCGTGGGCTTGCCGCTGGCGCTTCACGGGCCGGAGGCCTGAAATCGCCATTACCACAAAACGTGGCAGCTGTGTTCAGCCCCCTGTTAGCTGTAAGGCCAAAATTATCGGGGGAGTTTGGGGGGCCGGGGATTGTTTCTGGTGGTTCGTATTTTTATAGAGAAACCACTCCCTTAGCGCCGTTATGCGGGGGCTATACCCCCGCATCCCCCAACCCCCATTCTTCCATATAACCCTTACTCGTTAACCATTACACGTTAACCCTGTAATGCCAAAAATTACCTTTATTGCTCTTCTTTCATCCTTTTCCCCAACTTTTCTTGCACCTTCCTTCTTATCTGTAGTCCTCAACACAATATTTTCCTTCAGCAACACGCGAGAAAGTTCAGACAACAGCCTTACCTTGCTTATCGGTTGCAGTCCACTCTCGTTACACCACGACACATATTCCTGATATATCCCCCCACCCATGGGGTGCGTCAGCGGCGCCGACAGCCCCTCGCCGACCTCGCAGCACTCCGCCACGAACTGCGCCACCCGATCGCTTTCCCCTTGATAAGCCTTCACGGCCTCCCGCACCGCCCACGGCGGCTGCAACCCTTTGGCTTGCCACTCGACCGCCCCACGCACGGCCCACGCCAACACCCCCTCCAGCTCCTCTCGCTCCTTCAACTTCGCCGGCAGCGCCATGTCCCGCACCCCCGTGGCGGCACCGGCGGCCACGTCCTCGGCTGCCCCAAAACGCGCCGCATACGGCAAGAGCAGCACGCGGCGCCACAACCCTTCGTCCTGGCCCTTGATAGCCGGCTTGTGATTGGTGAGGAGCTGCAGCTTGTGCGTGGGGATGAAAGTAAAGAAGTCCTCGCGCATGCGCCGTGCGGTAAGTGGGTCGCTTCCGGTCTGCTGCTTGATGAATTCCTCGCGCAGCACTGATGCCTCGCCCGACTCGTGGGAAGTAACCATGCGCATGCCGCGCAGGTGGGCGATCTCGGTCGGGTGGCGGTTCAGCCCCGCCCCGGTGATGAGCCCCGGCGCGGCCGTGGTGGCGTACTCGCCCATTACCGTGGACATGGTCTCCAGGACCGTGGACTTGCCATTCGCGCCGCCGCCCCAGTGGACGACGAACACCTGCTCGCGTGTATCACCTGATAGGCAGTAGCCGAACCAGCGCCGCAGGAACAACGTCAGGGGTCCGCCATCGGGCTCCCGCATGATCGCCCTCAGGGTGGCGCGCCACAGCTCGCTGGAGTGCCCCGGCCTGTAGTCCAGATCGATCATCCTGGTGATGTAGTCGTCCGCGCGGTGTTCGCGCATGGCGCCGGTCTGCAGGTCCACCGTCCCATTGGCGCAGTTCAGTAGCCACGGGCTGCGATCCATCTGCTGCGGCAGCACGGCCAGCATCTTGCGCACCATGCCGATAGCGGCGGCCTGGGTGGGCGCCATCTCGCACCGGGTGGCCCATCCACGCAGTGCCTTGGCCACGGCGGCCCGCTCTGCCTTCTCCAGTCCTGCCCCCGCGGGTCCACCCTCGCCCCAGGCCTGTGCCTCGCTGTCCACAAGCCTCGACAGGTTGCACGCGCACCGATGGATCTCGGCATCGTTGGGAGCCCAGCGGCGGCCGTCCCAGGCGTACCATTGGCCCCCGCACATGAGCACGCGGCGGCCGAACGCATCAGCCATGCGTCGGGCGTTCGCCTGGTCAGTGCACAGGCGCCGGGCCTCGGGGATGCCGTCACTCTCCCCCCTCAGCCTCGCGCCACCAGCGGTGGCCTCCACGGGCTCCACGGCGCCACCACCCCCGGGCCCCTCCCTCAGGCCCAGGCGCGCCAGCCAGGCGCCGCGCGTGCGGCCTTCGCAGGAGCTGTGCATGCACTTGATGTTGCACAGGGCGTAGCCCCGCGTGTGGGGTGGGAAGTACTGGCACGATGAGGGCCCGTCGGACGTGCTGTGCAGTTCGGCGAAGGGGCACACTATATTGATGTCACCCCCGGGGCCTCGGACCCCGGGTTTGACCAGTCCCAGCTCGGTCAGGCGGGCCAGCACGGGGTCATCGGCGCCGGCGGCAGCCAGGACCTCGTGGCGCGGCCAGTGCTCCCCTGGTACCTCCACAGCGTGGCCGTTGTGGCCACCCGCGTGCCGCAAGGCATCAGCTGCCTCGCGCGCCCACGTCTGATCGACGACGAGCGGCACTGCGTCCCCGGCCGGGCCCTGCACGAGCCCTGAGCGCCGCCCGACAGGGTTCACGACCCCTTCGGCGAACACGGGCGCGGCGGTGTAGTGCGGCTGCACCACGCGCAGCACGGCCACGTCCACGGGCCAGCTGCGCACCCCGTCACCGGCAACGGCCCAGTCGCGCAGGGCGGCGCAGTCCAGGGGGTCGCGCAGCCAGAACCAGAGGTGCGCCTTCAGCACGCCCTCGCACTCGGGCGCCCCGGCGCTGCCTGACAGCTGCCAGTGATAGGAGCACCCGTGGAACGCGGGCGGCAGGCACGCGGCGATGGCCTCCTGGGTGGCCATCTCGGGATCCTCCAGGGGATCACACGACAGGGGCTCGAACCGATCGATATCGATCATCAGCGAGTGCAGCGGCTGATCCTCGAACTGGGCCAGGGCCCGGCGCACGGTCCCCTGCTTGTATTCAGGGTCGCGCCGCCTGGCCTCATCCTCGCCGACATGGCGGCCCCGGATGACGCAGGAGTGGCTGTCACCCTCCAGCACCGTGAGCAGCGCCGACAACTGCTCGATGCCCTGCACATGCTCCTCGCGCAGGTGAAAATATTTGGCGTCGAGGTACTGGGTCCTCTGGCCATCGGCTTCCCAGCGCTTGGCCAGCGGCCGCGTGGCGTGGGTGAGCACGGTGAGCGTGTCGTGCGGATGCACGAAGGGAGCAGGGGCGCGTGCCCCTGCCGTGGAGCCTATGGCATCGCGCATGTAGAGTTCCTTCGATGATTGTGTGAAAGCCCCAGGTCCCCGGGGTCCCCCGTCAAACGCCCAGGTCCCCGGGGTCCCCCGTCAAACGCCCAGGTCCCCGGGGTCCCCGGTCAAACGCCCAGGTCCCCGGGGTCCCCGGTCACGGGCTGCCCCACGGCAGGGGCTCCAGCCCCCAGCGGCGCATGGTCCGGGCGTGCATCCGGTACACCAGCGGCAGGTCAGTGAGCGTGGGCGTGGCCGACGCGATGCGCGCCAGCATGTCCATGTACGCGGCACACCGCTCGACCCCTTCAGCCAGGGCCGCGGAGCGCACGGTCTCCAGCAACAGGGGGATCAGGTCGCGCAGCAGGCCGAGGCGCTCGGTCGCCGGCAAGGCGGCGATCTCGGCCATCAGGGCCGGGCTGGCCCTGGGGGTGCGTGTGGGTTGGGGTGTCATGGCGGCTCGGTACGAGTGCAGGTGCGCGCGTACTCGCACACGGCGCACCCGGTGTTGAGGGAGGCGCGAGGCAGGATCAGGCCACGCTTGGCTGCGGCTCTGTCGATCCTCACTGCCATCAGGGCCGAGGCCCCGCGGCGCCCGGCGGCTATCTGCCGCAGGGAGCCGATAGAGGTCCCCGCGGCTCGTGCAAACTGTTCTCGCTGCTTTGCCGTCATGCTGTCGAGCACGGCTTTCAACGTCGGCGTTTTGGGTGTCATGGTGCCAGCGTATAGCACTTGATACAGAGTTACGCCAGGGGATTTCCCTTGGTTGACCGCTACGCGCATCACGTGATACTGTTAGCACCAAGTTCAACCACCACCCAAAGGGAATCCCCGTGATAGGCGTGACACTTCAATTCGACAGCGTCCAGGACATGCTGGACTTTTTCAACAAGGGCGTGAACAGTGCGCCGGCATCAGCCGAGCATAGCCCCGCGGTGCAGGCGCCAGGTCCAAAGGAGCCCAAAGCACCGAAGGCGCCAAAGGATGCCGCCGCGCCTGCGGCACCGCAAGCCGTTTCCTACGATGACGTGGCCAAGGCCATTCAGCAGTGTGTGGTCAAGGATCGTGCGAAGACCATCGAGGCATTGGGGTCGCTCGGAGCGAAGCGAGGCCCGGACCTGAAGCCTGAGCAGTACGGCCAGGCGCTGGAATTGTTGAACGCCTTGGCTGACTCGAGCCTGGCCTGAACATGGGCCACGCCTCGAAGATCTGGACCGTATATGTCGCCGGGCTGCTCATCATCATCGCGGGCGTGGTGGCGCAAGACGCGGCCCTCATCCTCCTCGCGGTGCTTGTCTGGGCTATCGGCTTCCTGGTTATTGCCCACGTAACTACAGCCAGAAAATGAGCCACTCTACTTACTCCCCATCCAGTGCCAAGGGCTGGATGGCCTGCAGCGGCCGCATTGCGCTGGAGGGCCTCGCCTCTCCTGGAGCCCCCGGGCCGGATGCGGACAAGGGCACGGCGATGCACGTGATTGCCGCGCACGTGCTCGAAGGCAAGAGCGCTGCGGCATCCGATCACATCGGCAACAAGGTACCTGTGCACGACCCCGGGGAGCTGACGCGCACGGTCACCATCACCGAGGAGATGGCGCAGTGGGTGCAGAGCTACGTCGATTCGATCCGGGCACTCACCGCCCCAGGCGATACGCTGTACGTCGAGCACACCGTCGACTTCAGCCACATTGCCGGCATTCCTGGCCAGCAGGGCACCATGGACGTAGGGCTCGTCAAGCCGGCCCTCAGGGAGCTTCAGGAGCACGACCTGAAGACCGGCCGGCGGCCGGTGGATGTCGTGAACAACCCCCAGCTGATGATCTATGCACTGGGGCTGCTCGACGAAGTCGAACTGGTGCACGACATCGACATCGTGCGGCTGTTCATCCATCAGCCCCGGGTCCGGGAGGGCCCGTCGGAGTGGGCGTGCAGCGTCGATGAACTGCGGGCATTCGGCCAGACGGTCCATGACGCGATAGCGGACTCCGAGCGGGCGCGCAAGGAACTGGCCGAGACCGGCATGACGGAGCGCTGGGCGCGGATGTACCTGAATCAGAGCCCGAGCGCGGCGGCGTGCGCGTACTGCCGCGCCATGCCGACCTGCCCAAGCATGCTGGCCAAGATGGAAAGCGTAGCCGGATCCGTGTTCAGCGACCTGACGGCGCCACCCCCAACGCTCGAGGCGCTGGCATCCAGGCTGCCTGGCCTGCTGGCAGTGGACCTCAGCGCGGCGATGGCCGTCACGGGGCTGCTGGAGGACTGGGCCACGGCCGTGCGTGCCGAGGTCGAGCGCCGGCTGCTGCGCGGCGACAGCGTCGAGGGCTGGGGGCTGGAGCTGGGCCGCCAGGGCCCGCGCAAGTGGTCGCAGCCGCAGACGGTTGACGAGTACCTGACGAACACCGTGCGCCTGAACGTGCGGCAGATGTGCGAGGTGACCCTGAAGAGCCCGACACAGCTGGAGAAGCTGGCCAAGGCACCCACCCCCAAGGAAAAGCCGTTGATCGGTCCGCGCCAATGGGCGTCACTGCAGAAGTACATCGACCGGTCGCCGCCGAAGCCTTCTGTCAAACGTGCACTGGACATCAAGGAGCCATACAAAGTTCCCATGACACAAGACGTGTTCACCGCCATCGCCGACGGCGATAATGCATCACCTGATACAACTGAAAGCTGAGCCATGGAAAGATCCCTTCTGCTGAATGATGTTCGCTGTGCCTTCCTTGTTCTTGGAGCCCCGGAGGACTACCAGGGGAACAAAAAATTCCGCTGGGGCGCCGTGGCGCTCATTCCGTACGACTCCGGCCAGCACAAGCGCGTGCTCGCGAAGCTGCGCGAGGTGGCCAATGACGCATGGGGCCCGAAGGCGGCCACCTACTTCGAGGCGGTGATGTCCGATCGCAAGTCGACTTGCTATGTCGACGGCAAATACAAGCCGGACTACGACGGCTATGCCGGGCACTATGCGTTGTCGGCGTACCGGTATGCCACCCAGGAACGCCCGCTCGTGTTCGACAAGGACAAGTCGCCGATCTACAAGCCGGACGGCACGCTGTACGAAGGCAAGGCCGGGCGCCTGTACTCTGGCATGTACGTGAACATGCACGTCGAGCTATGGGCGCAGGACAACGGCAACGGCCGGGGCCTGCGGTGCACGCTGCTCGGCATCCAGGCTGCCAGGACCGGTGACGCCTTCGGAGGCGGCAGTCGCCCTGTGCCCGAGGCATTCACGGAGATCACGGACGGCGCTGACGACGAGTCGCTGACTTGAACCGGGAAGCCTGTGATGACTGATCTATATCATTTCAAGAAACGTGTCAATGGCCCCTCGGCGGCCCTGTACGGCAACTGCACGAGGCTGTCGGGAGACTGCACGAGGCTGTCGGGTGACTGCTCGGGGCT